AACTCTATCTCCAGAAACTATAAAGTCAATATCAAACAACCTTGCATTTGGAGAACCAGTTTGACTCCACTCATACACGTGGTGAAGTAGTTGAGGGGAAACTCTGGCGTTAGCGTCTATGTATTGTTTTAGACTTTCAACCACAGAAGCACCAGTACCTCTTAGGAAATCTGGAACACCTTGCTTCACGCCTTCAAAGAATCCTAGACTATATTGAATGACATTTCTCATGTCCTTGTTAAACTGAGTGTCATCTATTGTTATCTTTAACATTATATATCAGCTGCCTGATTCTCTGATCTACGAACTACCAACTTAAAATACTCTACGTTTCCAAATGGTCCCATAAACGGCTCGTTAGTTGCAATCTCAAATATTGTTGACTTTCCTGCTCTTGGTCCAGATGTTTCTACATATATGGGATTGCAGTTCTTGTCACGAACATTCGTAATGATTACGTTAGTGATTGCATTTCCAGATTCCCTGCTAGAAAAGCGAATGTCATCTCTTACACGACCTACCAGAATTCCCTCTTGGGTTATGTTGACATTTGGCTTAACATCTTCTTTTAGTGCTGCACCAGCAGAGTTTAGGTTACAAGCGATTGTTCGATCTAAGACCCAAGTCTTTTTTACGTTACCTAGAGCACCTTGCTCAACAATAGGATGGTAGACATCTGCCTCCATCGGGAACATAAAATCTGTCTTATCGCCACATGCCATTTATAGCACCCCAAGTGTTATGATTGGCTTAAGATACTTTGATAGTATCTTGTCAACCAAAATGTTTCCTGTTCCCTCAAAAACTCCTGGATCAAACTTAATTTTAAACTGGTCAGTATTGTAGTCAACGATATATCTCTTGTAATAGTCTAGCCTGCCACAAGCAATGTCTTCAATCAATAGCTCTGTTGCCCTGACAATTTCTGATGGAAGCTTCTTATATCCAAACAAGCCAACTATTGTGTAGTCAAATCCCTTTGGGAAACCACGATACACAAAATTTAAATCTAGCATGTCAGAGCCACCTGCTGGTAGCATGTTTGGTGCAGACTCGCTGCGATCAATTACGCCAGCATACTTTTGTTGAATCCCAAGCTTATTTAGCTCGTATTGAACAGAATAATCTTCTGCATTCTCTGTCTCAAAGACAAGTGCGTTGTTTTCATAAATAGCTATGATCTGCCTTAGCTCTGGCCATATTGGAAGGATGTCTGCACCAAGACCGACAGTTTCATGGGTGCCCTTTTTATAATAAAATCCATCAGCCACTACAGAGTCTATGATGGCTCTAGCAAGCTCTTCATGCTTCTTGTAGTCTGCTATTTCGCTAGCAGTAGTTCCTTTTGTATTAGCATCTACATATGGCCTAACAACTGTCACTAGATGCTCTTCGCCATCTATTTCAATGGTGTAATCGTTATCATAGTCAGAAGGTAGGTTGATAGTTACCTTAGACTGGTTTGAAGATACAACGCTTCCTGTGGTTATGGAGAGGTCCGCCATATCTGTAACGGTATATGCATATGTGCCTGCTGGGGCACCAACTTCTAATACCGCCTGAACTGAGTATGGCGGAACCCTCAATATTTCCATGTTACTTGCCAAACTCCCTTGCAACCTCTTCTGGTGTTGCTAGTCTAGCGTGATCACGAGTAACCCACTTGTCAGCAGCCTGCTTAGTAACAATGTTGTAGCCACGGTAAACCTTGCCAACACCACTCCAGGTTACATTCTTGGTAGAGAATACGGCAACCTTATCTTCCTTAGCAGCTTCCTTTGTAGGTTCTGTCTTTGGCTTCCTTGTTACTTTTCCAGTGCCAATGACACCGTTCTCTACAGAAGTGATGCCTGCTACTTCTTCAACTGGCTTGCCAGGGTTCTGACTGCCAGAAGAAATAACATTCTTGGGCTCTTTAGCCTCTACTGGCTTAACATCTTCAACTACTGTCTCTTCAACAGCTTCTTCAGCATTCTTTGCAACGATCTCTTCGATAATGGCCTTAAACTCTTCTGCCTTTTCGGCTGAAATAACTGGCTCACCCTTCTGAAGCATTGCAGGAATAACTGGAGTCTCTTCGATAACGTCTTCGTTCTTAATTTCTTCAGACATAATATCTCCTTTTCCATTCATAATTATAACAGATTAATGAAAAAGAGGGCAGAGGCTAGATGCCCCTGCCCCCTCAATTTTTGCTTACAGTTTAGCTGTCAGCAGCAGAGTCAGCGAACGCAATAGCGTCCTCTTCTTCCCACTGTACACCAAAGCGGACGAATACTGTGTATTCAATGGTGTCCTTCTTTGGCTGGTACTGACGGTTTACTGTGATGTCACGCTGGAATCCCCATACACGGTTCTGTGGGAATGTCAAGTCGACATAGCCATCAGGGTAGTAAGGAACTTCCTGAACATCAATACCTAGAACACGGGTAGTGCGAGCACCACCGAATGTCTGGCCCTGGCCGTCTAGGTAAGCCTGTGTGTTAGCATAGGTGTTACCATTCTTGCCTAGTGCCTCAGCAATAGCGTCAGATAGTGTACCGTTATTCTTAACAATACCCTGGAATGCATCGGTACCTGCGTAGAACTTCAAGTTAGACTTGATCGCACGGTACTTACGTGGCATTGCCAAGATGATGTCCTGCATAACGTCTGGAGTCCATGCATTGTCAGCTACTGTTACAACAGCCTCGTGTGCGTCTCCGTTGGTCTTAACACGGTTTACAAAACCTTCCATAATGTTTAGGAATGCGTTGCTGCCTGTGCCAGTACCGTTAATTGCTAGGTCTTCGATGTCATTCGCAAATGCGTTTGTCATCAAACGTACTAGGTGGTCCTCAAGGGCTGCACCCTCAATACCATCTTCGAGAGCCTCAGCTGAGACCTCCCAGTCGAGACGTAGCTTCTTGGTTGATAGCTCAACCTTTGAGAACTGAGCACCAGTGTTGTCGTATGTACCAACAGCCTGAGCAGCTGCACGGATAACACGCTCACCAACGTTCACCTTCTCTAGCTCCATAGTGTTCGCTCGCATAGTTACACGACGACCATCCTTGGCGAGTACAGTTGCATCCCATACGTAGTCAATAAAACGACGTGCCTGTTCAGGGCGTAGAATACCACTGCCTGCATCACCCGAAGGATTTACAGAGTTTGGTCCAGTTGTTAGACCGTATTCAGCACTTGGGATGTTTCCAAGTGTGTTAGCACCTGGATCTGTTACACCACCAATGCCACCAGATGCGAATGCACCCTGACCTTGATAAAGACCAGGAGCTGTACCACCTAGTTCGCCAGATTCTCCTGGCTGGTTTTTGATAATCTCTTCCGACATATTGTCACCTCCTAAGTGATATGTGTCTTAATTAAATAAGTCGGCAGTTTTGAGGAAACGTCCGCCCCATAGGGATTTTTCAACCTGCTTTGCAGGCTGTTCCTGTACGATCTCGCCTAGATCGCCAGACTTACGGAAAGCTGTATCAGCCTCTACGGCATCAATACGCTTTCCAATATTGTTGAAGTCACTCTCAGCATCGTTTAGCTTGGCGTTAACCAGACCGAGAGACTTCTTTAGTTCAGCAACTTCGTCATTTAGTGACTTTACTACTGATGTTAGATCGCTAAAGGCTGTTGCGATACCATCACGAATTTCAGCTACTGCTGATGCAACGATATCCTCTGACTTAGATACTTCTTCCTTTACAGCCTCTTCCTCTTCCTTCATATCATCAGACTTCAGAGTTTCCTCATCGTCCTCATCCATGTCGTCAGACTTCTTCTTCTCTTCCTCGTCCATAGCTTTTTCTTCCATGGTCTTGTCCTCAGAATAAGACTTTTCTACTGTATCTTCGGTTGCAGCATCTGCCTCTGGAGCGACCTTTGCTTCTTCAACTACCTCGTCGTTCTTTACGACATCTTCAGTTGTTTCGTTCATAGGATCTTCCTCCTTCGTCATCTTAGAAAGATTAATGCCTTTAGCATTATCAACTAAGAACTTTATCATTTCTGTTTTTTCGTTATCATTCTTTTCAACGAAACCAATATTCTTCATAGGAGTGCCATCAATAGGGCTTACCTCTACATCTGAAGATGAAACCTTTACAATACCGTTTGAGCTATCCCAGAACACATTTTCAAATTCAGTGTCAAGAGTATCGCCCTTAATTACGTCTACGCCATCAATCTTTTGCACAGAGAGAATGTTTGCAAACTGATTAGCTGGATTGTCAACTAGAGATAGTTCGATAAGGTCGTATTCTTTGATGATACGGACAGTCTTATCCATCTTCTCATCATAAGCATCTTCATACTTGTTCATACGTCCACCAATAGAAAAGCCAGAAAGGGTGCCATCCAGGACCTTTTCCCAAGTGTCCTGAGCACCCTTTGAAACATATGCAGAAACATAAACGCCTGTATAAAACTTCTTAGTTTCTGAATCGAAATACTTATCTTCCTTGAAAGATACCATCTTGCCAACAGATAGTGGCTGGTGCATTTCACGGATATTACCACGGAACTTAGCGAATGCTTTTAGAGATGCTTCTGTGGTAACAATGTCAGACTGCTTATCAACGTTGTCAAGTGTGGCAAATCCAGAAACGATGCGTCGTTCCTGATCTACCTTACTGAAGGGCATTGAGAGACGGACGTTGTCTCCCTCTGTGTCCCATTGAGCCTTTGATATAGTCATACTACCTTAATTATAA